CACCTAAAGTAGACCGTAGATATAGTGGTAGATATCTAATTGCTAGCTTGACTCATGATACTAATGGCGTTAACATGACTACGGAATTGCTTTTAATGAAGGATTCCACCATATAAATCAAATAAATAATTATTACAAAAGGAGGATACATGGAAAGTATCGAGAAGCATATTGCTGTCGATAAAGAGATTCTAGACAGTCCGTCTACATCTCCACAGCAACGACGTCACATTGAAGGCGAGTTGCATGAGTTAGAAGAGTATGTAGAGCATCACAAAAAAGAAATTGAAGCTGGCGATCATCACGATCCTAGTTACTTAGAACTTTTCTGTGATCAAAATCCATCTGAACCTGAGTGTTTAGTTTACGAGGATTGACTTGACAGGGGAGTGAATTTCTTTTAGAATAACCATGTAAGGGTTCAGAGATTGTTATGGCTAAATTTGAAGACTATATCTTAGGTCATTGGGAAAATCGCCACCAAGCACAATCTGATCCATGCAATTGGGTTTCTGTAGAGATCACTTGGAAACGTCATGATGATGGATTTCAATCTACAAATTTCAAGAGACGAGAAGGGCCAGAGTCTCCTTATCGTCAGAAGAATCACAGGATAGTTGTATTGTCCGAAACCGAAGTGTTAGTAGAGAACTATCACTTGGACTGGACAAGACACGAAGATTGTGATATGATATTTAAGTTCGATGGCAATGCTTGGCACGGTCAACTTGCTGGAGATAAATGTAGAGGTTATAGGGGAGACCGTGTAATTTCTGAAATACACGTCTATAAAGACAAACTACATACTTGTGACCAAGGAAGAGACTTGGAAACAGGTGAACTTATGTGGGGTAGTACAGAACTGTATCGCTTCACTAGGAAGCCCGAATAGCTCAGAGGTAGAGCACCTCCTTTACACGGAGATTGTCGGGGGTTCGATCCCCTCTTCGGGCATGTTCAATTTATTATCATGAACAACAAACTTATTAATGCATTCTTGACACTCGGACTTTTGGGGTCTATTAGTCCTGCCATGGCAGAACCCATCAAAGAAACCGAATACAAAACTATGCACTCCATGGGATGTATGCTCCTTGGTGAATGCACTGATGATGTAGAGAAAGTATACTCAATGCTTGACATCTCGTCACAATATGATAACACTGAAGCATTTACTGGTGTTACTGGTGAGTTTCATAACATTCTACACTCACTGAATCAAATTGGAGTTAATGTATTCCTTGCTGATGAGAAGTATTTCCCTAAAATGCATCGTGGTGTATATCACACGGTAAGCAATAACTTCTTTTTGAATAAGGAGTTTATGGGTGATCCTGCTACACTCATGATGGTTATGCGTCATGAAGGATGGCACGCTGCACAAGATTGTATGGCAGGTACGATTGATAATAGTTTGATTGCTATCATCAAACCTGAAGATGAAGTACCTATGATCTGGAAGGTACTAGTAGAGCGTACATATCCTAAGTCTGCTGTACCTTGGGAAGCAGAAGCACAGTGGGCAGGTAGAACAGAGAATATGACTATGGATGCTCTTGCAGCGTGTGCTGGTGGTAATATGTGGGAAGTATATGAACCAACTCCTTTGACTCGTAAGTATCTTGTAGACTTCGGTTATATTCGCGAATAAATAAATCGTAAAGGTAAAAAGATAACATGTCTATTGATGGTATCATTAATGAACCCACTATCAATTTTGTTGGTAAAGACGGATTCTTTTGGTGGGTTGGCGAAGTAGAAGATAATACCGACCCTATGGAACTTGGACGAGTGAAAGTCCGAGTTCTGGGATACTACACCAATGTAAGAGGTGGAACAACTGCTGATCTTCCTACAGAAGCATTACCTTGGGCAACTGTACTACAGCATACGTCTCAACCAGGTAATGATGGTCAGGGTGAAAGTTCTGGACAGTTGCAACCAGGTGCAATTGTTATGGGTTTCTTCATGGATGGAGAAAACGCTCAAATGCCTATTGTTATGGGTGTTATGCGTGTTAACAAATCTCCTGAAACTAATACCAAGAATGTCTTTGCTTTTACAGGCGAAACTATGGAACCAGGTAGCACTGGTCATGTAAATCCAGTCTTATATCATCCTGCAGATCCAACTTATAGTGTAGTTAACGAGAGAGGTAACGCAGGAAATAAACAAAGAGGTAACGACGGTAATAACAGTGTTCCTATTCCTGGTGGAACAAAAACAACACAGGTTGCTGGTAAAGGAGCACCAGCAGGTAGAACTATTGGTTCTTACACTGCTGGTAGTTCTGGTAATCCTCATAAACCAAAGACTGTAAGTAAACCTCTTCCTGCTGCAAATGGTGTTGGTGGACCTTGGAAAACGTTAGAGTACCAACTATCATATCTCGTAGAAGATATTGCGTCTCATGCAGGTAACCTAGTTAAAGCAGAAGATGGCGACTTCTTAAATATTGTTACTGGCAAACTCGTTAGTGCAAAAGCACTAATGGCAAAGATGCAAAACTTTTTAGGTGCTGTATTCGCTCAAATTGTTTCTGCAATTAGGCAACAGATTAGTGCTCTTGCTGAACAACTAGAGTTAGTGAATCTCTTAGGTTCAATTGGTGCGGGTATTCCTTTTGCTCTTACGACAGTAATTCAGACAGCAGTTGTTACTATCCTGAAAGCATTGTGTGCAGTCGATAATCAATTGATTGGCATGATTCAGGATCCTATTGGAGCATTGACTTCACAGTTAGATTCATTTTTGGATGGTCTGATTGATAAGGCAGCATTGGTTGTACAAGGTGTTCAGGATGTTGTTAACAGCATTGTCTGTAGTGTACAGTCAGTTCTTTCTACTATGCTGTCTGTAGTTGATACTGTAAAGACTATCGTAAGCGGATATGAGCAAGCAACTGAAATCATTGATGCATGGCAACAAGGTTCTGAAATTTTTGCTGCAGGATTTGATGGTCTTTTGAATGGTATTACAAGTATCACAGGTCTTATTAAGTTATTCATTAAGTTTATTCCTACTCCTTGTGGTAGAAGTGCTGATGGTGGTAAAGATACTGTTGGTTGGTATCCTTTATATGGTGTAACTCATTGTACTGAGGAAGAACTTGAGAGTATTCAAAAGATCATGGGTACTGATAGGGGGAGAAAATCTTGTGGAGATGCTTTTGGTGCTGGTAGTCTTATAGATTCTATCTTAGAAGATGCAGATCCATATCTAGTTGCCGCGACAACATTTTTAGATGGTGCGTCTGAACTTCATATCGGTACTCCTGGTCGTCAAGCAACAGTATCAAAAAGAGCAAATGGTACTACGCATATTTCCACAAATATTAATCAGACCGAGGCAGCAAGAAGAAATGCACAAGATCAATTTCAGAGAAAGAACCCTGATGCAACAGAGGAAGAAATACAAAAAGCAGTAAAACAATTTGAAAAAGATAATAACTCTGGTAAAGGAAATACTGGTTCATTAGTTGCTGATGACGTCAGTTATGCGGGCAACTTAACAGCATCAGTTGCTGGTGATGATTGTAAAATTATCGATAATGATTACGTTAGAACTATTAATGGGGATTATTTCTTAAAAGTTACTGGCAATTGCCATCTTGAAGTTGGTGGGGGATTCTTCTTGTCTGCTGAAGGTGGTCCCCGAATGGTAGATAAGAACGGTGAAAGTAATGGATCAGGACAAAGTATTCAGAAACATACTATGCGGTTTGGTTCTGACCTTGATGTGAATGTTACTGGTGCTAGATTGAATCTACAGTCAGCAGAAATGGATCTACATGCAAATAAGCATCAAATTTCTGGTGGGGTTCTGGATAATAGTTGTTCTAAACAAACATATGCTGCTGGTGAACTTACGCTAGCAGGGGACAGTACAATCAATATGTCCACAACACACTTAACACAGTTGATTAATACTCCACCCAATCCATTGGCAGCAAAGGTTGGTATTACTACTGTATGTGCAGGATCTATTATTACGACACAGACTCCTGGAGCATTGAATGGTGTTGATACTGTTCCTACCAACTCGATTATCATCGCAGCAGGAACGATCACTAGACAGTGTGGAGCAGCAGGATATAATCTAAATATTGGTGCTGGCGCATATGTTTGTAATGTTGGTGCTGGTGCATGGACTACAACAGTTGGAGCAGGTGCTGCGACCCTTACTGCTACCGCTGGTGCCATGGCATTAACTGCTGCTGCTGGCATTATGCAACTGACTGCTCTGACAATCAAACTGAACTGACCCTTGACATCCTGCCTCAGACCTGCTATACTACATAGGTACTGAAGAGACCAACATGGACTCCCTCTCACACATCTTCGTAAACTTCTCCAAACGTAAAATGACTCTGGTTGATGACGAAGGATATGAGAAAGATGTTCAATGGAAATTCGATGACGAAGGTTCAGAAGGATTTGCCGAAACAATCTCTGAAGTTCAGGAGATTATTGATAACGACTTGATTACCTATTGCTTTGCTGTACAATGATTGGACCGATTGGTGTTACGCTAGAACAAGCAGAAGATAACTTTGAGTTTCTCTTAGATCTCACAGATAATCAACGTGTTTGTTGGAAGATTACTCGTCCTGACGGTAAATCTGTAATGATGGTTCCTGTCAACGAGGTTTCGCCAGTTCCAGACGAAATTCAAACTCAAGTGGAAGAATTCCAAAAACAATTCCTGGAACAAAATGAAGATAGTTGATAACTTTCTTGCTGAGGATGACTTTAGAATACTTGAGATGACTATCATGAACACTCATGATAAAGAATTTCCCTTCTACATTCAAAAAAGTGTTGCTCACAGCAGTGAAAAAACAGAACCATGGTCATGGATGGGAACACATATGATTTACCATCAACTTGAACCTAAGAGTCCTTTCTTTGGTATTATGAGTCATATGTTTCTGAGTAAGATTCAGATGCGTTCTCTACTTAGAATCAAAGCAAATTTTTTCCCTTGGACACCTGAAGTAAAAACACACCCATTTCACGTTGATTATACATTTGAAAACATGGGTGCAGTATTTTCTATCAATACATGTGATGGATACACATTATTTGAAGATGGAACTAAGGTAGATAGTGTAGCAAATCGAATGATGTTTTTCGATCCCCAAGTTAAACACAGTTCTTCTACAACAACCAATGCCCATGGCAGATTCAATATTAATTTTAATTTCTTATGAGACCTGAAACTCGCGAATCAATGGAAAACCTTTGGTCCGCTAAATGGAACTTACCAAAGGCAGCAAGAAATTGCAACTTGACAGATAAGGAAATGAAAATTACATTCAATGAGTATTGTGCTTTTCATCCCCCTACCTGGGAAATTGGTAACACCAAACAAATTGGGGTGCTCCACATTGATGGGAGTGTGGCGGAATCGGTAGACGCACCAGACTTAAAATCTGTTGAGAATTAATCTCGTGGGGGTTCAAGTCCCCCCACTCCTATATACCTGGGGGAGTACAAAAGATCTGCAAGTAGAAGCAGCGCCCCCTTTACATAATGAGAAAGTAGTATGATTAAAGTAATTGATAATTTCCTAGATCAATATTATATTGATTATTTGGAAGATTGTGTAACTAATCAATCTTTTGAATGGAAATATCAAAAAAATGTTTCTACTTTTACTGAGGACGAATCAGGTTGGTTACATGGATTTAGTCATGGATTATATGATCCTAACTATGGACTCCGATTTGATGATTCTAAAGGACAAATATGGATTCCTGCTATACTAAAAATGGAACAGGAACTCATTAAAGAGAAAGCATCTTTAATCAGAACAAGACTAGACATGACGGTGAAGTCACCCAAAAATACTTTACATACACCTCATGTAGATCTTAAACAACCTCATTGGACTACTATCCTTTATCTAAAAGATTCGGATGGGGATACTGTAATCTATAACGAAAGAGTACAATCCGAAACATATACAGTCCAACAAACTGTAGAACCTAAAAAGAATAGAATTGTATTCTTTGATGGTAGTTTCTATCATACGGGACATTCACCAAGTAAACGTATGAATCGCATCTTATTGAACAGTAATTTTGTTAAATAAGATGCCTTATTATCGCCTCCGTAGCTCAGTGGTAGAGCAGGGCTTTTGTAAAGCTCAGGTCGCAAGTTCAAATCTTGTCAGAGGCTCTCAATCCTCTATAGCTCAGTTGGTAGAGCAGGTGACTGTTAATCACCCTGTCCCTGGTTCGAGTCCAGGTGGAGGAGTTAGTAACAATTATATTATGAATTATCAATATCCTTTGTACGCACCATATTGGAAGGTTGACCTCTTTCATAAATCATGGTATAGTACACTCAGTTCTCTTTTCAAGATGATTAATGTCAAGGACAACGCAGACGGTTCATTCGTCATCGAATGGGACGAAAACAACGAAGAAGAAAGCATCTTCAACGACTGGACGAAAGAAGACTTCACAAACTTCCTCGCCTGGGCAGCAAAAGAAGAACTCCGTAAGAACTCAGAAGAATCTGGAGAAAAATCTGGAGAAGATGGAGACTCCAAAGAAGCGACAGAGGAAGACTGGGAAGACTTCTGGCACGGTCCAGAAGCAAATAAAATTGAAGGTGATGAACTCTCGTAAGAAAGATTTATTCCCATGGGTTGAAACTTTTCCGTACTTCATGCAAGATATGAGTGAGGGTAAAAAGTGTTGGTTTACCTGTGAAGAACATGCTGAAAAGTATGTAAATAGATACAATTGTAATTACAAACTTTATCTGTATACTGGCAAATGACTAAGAAAACATTTAAGTCCAAGAAGAATGCACAGTGGGAGTATGATGAAACTCCAGAGGTTCGCGCAGCAATTGCTCGTCTCCATGAAGATATTCGCAAACGTAGTCTAAAGGATGAAGATGATAAACTAGGTTATGACACAGGATCTAAGTAAGTATCAATTCAATGGTCTTGAACGTCACCCTGCTAACATACTAAGATTGATTAGTGAGTTAGAAGGATCATATCAACTCTGTAAATGGATGGGGTTTGAAGAAGATATGAACACGCTCAATGAAATGAAAAAACCGTATTACAAACTTTATTTCAAACTTAAACGAGAGCAAAACAATGAATGATTTGATCAACGAATACTGGACACAACCTCAAAAACCTGAAACTGAGGAGGAGACTATTGATGTTGATTGGACTGCTGAGTATAGCAGACAGAGAAAGGATCGTATGCACGATGCCATTGAAGATTATCTAAATGATGATAGAGTTGATGCACGAAGAGCATACGAAGAGATGCTATCTTGTATAGATAACACAATTCAATATCACAAATCAAGTCAGGAAAAAGCAGTTGAACTCAAAGAACTCATGCTCGGACACAGACCAATGCAATCTCTCCATTCCTTCTCACTTGGAGACTGAATGGGAATCATACACTGATGTGTGTGCATCTTTTGGTATAGAACCTAATAAACGCAGATTTTTGAGATACAACGAATTGTATCCGTATAAATAACCTTGTAGCAAATCGTGTGATTATTCGTGGGAACCAGAAAAATTTCTCAGTTGGATACAATCTCAGATGCAAATGTATCGGGAGAAGCAATTCTGCCTATTGTAGTATCTGACCCTTTGATTCCCAACCGAAAAGCAACCGTTAAACAACTTTTTAGAGGAGTGTCGCAAGGCACAAAAGCAGCACCTGGTCTATGTTTTGACTTAGACCGAGATACTGGATTATACCAAGATGCGTATGACCAAATTGGTCTAGGTTTTGGTGATGGTGGATTCTATATGTCTAGAATTGACAATGGTGGTGGTAGTACATCTCTTTATATTACCGCAACTGATGAGAGTGCTAGTAATACAAATATCGTATTAGCACCGAAAGGAACTGGCGCTGTTCAAGTAACAGGTCAGTTTTTGATTGATGATCAATCTTTTGTTCTTTCTGATTCTCAAGGTCCTAGGGCACGATTTGAAGTTAGTAATGTAGGTACTGGTACTAATACCAGGGTATTTACATTCCCTGCTATCACTTCTGGAAATGGAACAACTATTGTTGGTGATGATACTGATCAAACTTTAAGAAACAAATCTATTGTTATTGATGAAGATAACTTAAGTATCGTTGATGGTGATGATGTTGCAAAGTTTCAGTTATCATACTCAGAGTCTATCGGTCAGACTCGTAGATACTTTCTACCAGATGCTGGCATTAGTTCTGTTACGGTTGCAAACCCTCAAGGTTTAGATTCCACACTTCTTGATACTAAAACTACACAGGTTTCATTTAACAAAACATTTGTTGATGTTAAATTTGTTCCTGATGATGCGGTAGACACAAAATATGCACAGATTAATACGTCGGCATTAACTGAAAATAGAACCATTACTCTTCCTGACCAGAGTTTGACTCTCGTAGGAACAGTCGCGAACCAAATTATTAAAAACAAGAACTACGAAGTTCTTGTTCTCCAAGATCCAGCGGATAATACTAAGAAGATTACATTTCAAGTTAGTAATCAAACTACTCTTACTAATTCTACTGTAGTCTTTCCACCAACAAATACTCTAAATAGTGGAAGTGATCCTAATGTTCTGGTTACGGAACTTGCAAGTCAAGACCTTTCAAACAAAACTTTATTCACCCCCGTTATAAAAAATAGCGGTAATACTGACGGTCAAGTATCATTTACTACCGACAATATTACTGGTCCTAGAGTAATTAGATTCCCTGACTCTAATGCAACTCTGTTATCTACCGATAACGTAACACTTGAGGATGTTAACTTTGGTGCTGGTATTGGCGCAAATAACCTCACAGGACAAACAAGACAACAACAATTCTTCTACTCTGGATTCTAATAACAATGGCAAAACAAGGACTTCTTGGACAAGTAAAACCAGCAGCGGGAACTAATACTGTATTATATTCTGCACCTGTTGCTTCTTCGGCAAGTACGGTATTGAGTGTTGCTGCTCAAGGTTCTGCTGATTCATACGACATTGCTATTAAAGATCACGATCAGAATCTTACTCTTGATGCAAGCACTTATAAGTTGCATAAGGGTGATGTTATTACTGGATATCGTTTTAACCTAGCAACAAATATTCCAGTGACCTCTGCGTTACAACCAGGTGATGCTATTTCATCTGAGGATGGTGAGAAGAATGCGATTTTTGAATCTTATTATCTCGAACCTTTTACTACAATCAATGTAAAAGAAATTGCTATCCGCTCACTCACACTCACTAGTGTTGTAGGAACATTTTCTGTTGGTGAAACTATCAGTAAAGGTACTAGTCCTAATGATACAGTAGCAACTATTTTTGGTGTGCAGCAAGGTTCTGGATCTACGATTCTTTATGTTGGACCTTCTACACTGAATGGAACTGGTACTGAATTTACTGATGCCGATGCATTAACTGCATCTGGTGGTGGTACAGCAGCAGTTGAAACAGGTGGTGTTGGTACTGGTGTTGATGAGTATATTTTCTCTACTGATGCTGGCGTTACATATGATTTGTTCTTAGGTACAGATCTTACTGTATTTTCTGACAGAGTGTATCGCTTTGATACTTCTGATTCCAGTATGAGTGGTACAGATTTCAAACTTTCTATTACTGTTAATGGTGAGTGGGGTCCTGATAATACTGCTGGAACTGGTGATGATGGTACAGAGTTTACGACTGGAAAAACTACAAATGGTACTGCTGGTTCTGGTGGTGCATATATTCAGTATGATTTCTCACAAGCAACTTTAGCGGGTAATCTATATTTTTATGATGGTGATACTGGAACCGCAGCAAAGTCTGCTTATGGTGGTAGTGACAGACTCTTAATTGTTAGTACCGACTTTGCATATAGTGCTGTATATGTTTATGACATTGAAGGCACATGGGCAAATACTGTTGATAGTTTCTTGGCAAACGGTGTTTCTTACACAGTCCAATCACAGACTGCTGGTGCTTATGGTTATGTACGAGATTTTACAGGTACTGCTTGTAAGGTTCTTAAGGGTCTTAACTCGGCAGACTTCACAACTTCCGATTCATTCCAAGATTCACCTTTGTTGAATACTACTTCTCGTAGTGCTGTTACTATTAGTTCTATTGCATTAGCAACAACGGCAGTAAGTGCTGAAATGTTCCTTAAAAAAGACAATGCAATTGCTTCGGATGTAACTGAAGAAACTAAGTCATTAGTTCTTGGTCCAGGTGAACGACTTCTTGTTGAAAGTAATGGTGGACACTGCTCTTTCAATATTATTGGATTTGAAGATGCATCCACTGCATTCCCTACAAGGAACTTTGGTACAGGTGCTGCTGCTGATGTTGTCAGTGGCGGTGGTAGTTAAAAATAACCTCTAATAAATACTAATAAAGAAGAGTAAGAAATGTCTCTAACTAGACTTAAGAATATTATTACTTCGAGGACGGGGCGTATCATTTACGTCAATCCCGATGATTTTGATGCTTCTGATGCTATCGATAACAGGGGTAACTCTGCATTGAGACCCTTTAAGTCTATTCAGAGAGCATTTCTAGAGGTTGCTAGATTTTCGTATCGAGTAGGTCTGTCAAACGATGAATTTGACGCCTTCTCGATTATGCTGTATCCAGCAGAATATATCATTGACAATCGTCCAGGTGAAGTATTATATACGAATGTTCCTCCTATTGATGAGAACTCCAACCTTGACTTAACATCACCAAACAATGTACTGTATAAGTACAACTCTGTTGAAGGTGGAGTTATCGTTCCTAGAGGTTGTTCTCTCGTAGGTACTGACCTTCGTCGTACAAAAATTATTCCCAAGTATATTCCATATCCTACAGTGTATGCTGCAAAGGGTATTAACACAGAAGATCAAATACCTTCTAGAACAGCAATCTTTAAGGTAACTGGTGGTACTTACTTCTGGCAATTCTCCTTCTTCGATGGTGCTGAAGAGGGTGTATATTTCAAACCCGATAGTACAGAAACACTTTCTCCAAAGTTCTCTCACCATAGAATCACCTGCTTCGAGTTTGCAGATGGTCTGAATAATCTATCTACATTGATTACTGGTGGTACAGTTCCTAACGCAGATTATACTGCCGTACCTAATATTCTTGAGAGAACTGACTTAGATATCTATTATCAGAAAGTATCGAAAGCATTTGCTACTATTCCTGATACATCTGGAGATCCTGCTAATGATCAAATTCAGGCAAGGGTAGAAGAAAATCGTATCGTTGGTCCTATTTCTGATGAATATAGAGTCCTTCAGATTACAAGAAACGGTCAGACAGCAACAGCAGTAACAGTTGATGAGTTTGATAACCCTAGAGATCATGGATTCTCTGTTGGTGTTAACATTAATGTTAGTGGTGTTACTGGATCAACAGGACCATCATCAGAGGTTGATGCTTCAGCATTCAATGGTTCTTTCATTGTTACGTCAACACCAACAGGTAGTACATTCACATATCAGTTATCATCAGTACCAACAGGAAATGCTGTAGGTTCTAACATCACTGTTAAGACTGAGATTGATACTGTTGACTCTGCATCACCATATGCGTTTAACTTGTCACTGAGAAGTGTCTGGGGCATGAATGGTATGCACGCTGATGGTAGTAAGGCAACTGGTTTCAAATCAATGGTTGTTGCTCAGTTCACAGGTTTGAGTCTTCAAAAAGATGATAGAGCGTTTGTAAGATATAATGCTTCTACTGGTAATTATGATGCAGCAGTTGCTGGTGATGGTGCTCACTTAGATGGTTTTGCTGAGTATCGTAAGGGTTGGGCACACGAGCATATTAAGTGTAGTAATGATTCCTTTATTCAGGCAGTTTCGGTGTTTGCTGTTGGATATGGCACACACTTTACAGCACTTAGTGGTGCTGACATGTCGATTACTAACTCTAACAGTAACTTCGGAAACACCGCTTTAAGATCTGCTGGATTCAAAGCAAAAGCATTCTCTAAAGATAAAGCAGGAGCAGTCACACATATCATTCCTCCTAAGGCACTGAATGTTATCTCAACATCTGCTACGGGTGCATCTGGTGCTTCTACCATTACACTTACAAATGACGGTAGTGTAAACGGTCTTATTCAAGGTATGACCGTAAATGGAAGTAATATTGCAGCAGGTACAACTGTTGTTTCTTTCAATGTAAATACCAGAGTCGTAACTTTATCTGCAACTAATACAGGTACAGTTAATAACAATATCATCTTTGGTGAAGAAACTTCAGTTAACTGGGTAAACGTTGATATTCAGCGTACAAAGGTCGTCAATGCTGCTCTTGCAGGTTCTGGTGGAACTCCTGGTAGTAGATTATATCTTTATGGTTACACGACAGAAGCATCACCACCAACAACAAAAGTACAGGGTTATGCTGTAGGTGCTCGCCAAGATGGCACGGGTGTCAATGCAGTCCCTGATAAATTAAATATACTTTTGGTTGCTAATGGGGCAACTAGTGCTACTGTTCAGTCAGCAAAAATTTCTCCATATGGTCCTGCTGTTTCTAGTATTGCTGCTGGCGTAGCAGGTTCACCTATTCAGTATGATAGTTCTACATACACAATTAATGGTGTTGCTGGATCTGTTGGTGGATGGTATTTGAATGTTGATGCAACTGATAATGAAATCTATACAACATTATCTACAAATACACAGTACAACAATGTTAACTTTACTCCTAGTGCATTCTTAAAGAGGATTCCTGACCCTCGTGATTTACAAGATAGAACATATCGTGTTCGTCTGGTAATTGATAAGGATAAGACTAATCCTCTTCCCCGTGATCCCCTTAGCGGTTATGTTATGCAACCGCTGAATAGTGATACAACAAACTACAACCTCCAGAGAGCATTTTATATCTATGATATCGAGGTTGTCCAAGCATTTGAACGAGGCGTTTCTGATGGAATCTTCTACCTTACCCTGCTTTGTGCATCTATTTCACCTTCAACTTCTAACTTTAACGACAGAAAGTTCTCTCAAAACGTCAACGAAGTCTATCCTACGTTTGACAGAGACAACCCTCTTGCTGACCCTGATGCTGCGATATCCGTTGCTGACAATGAAACTATAGGTCTAGTAAACTCTACTGATGGTGCATCACCGACACCTAATCTCGATCCTAAGCGTTCTATTACAAAAGAAGGTGTTGAGTTCTTATTGACTGATACTGGTTGGACACAACCAGGAACAACACCTAACTACGATAGTGTTAACAAGCGTCTCAGCAATGTAGATCTTACTGCTCGTGCTGGTGATGAAGAGACTAGGAAAATTAACATCAGACAGAATAATGATGGTACTGTTGCTCCTATTGCTGTTGAGTTTAGACGCCACTCGATTATGAGATCTGGTAACCATACTTTTGAGTATCTTGGTTTCGGTCCTGGTAACTATTCAACTGCATTCCCTCAGACTCAAGTAGAGACGCTATCTGCTGATCAGATTAAGTTCTCTCAGTCTATTAAAGAGGAAGCAGGTGTTGCATTCTACTCAGGTCTTAACTCTAATGGTGACCTATTCATTGGTAACCAGGTTATCAACCCTGTTACGGGTCAGATTACTAACGAAGATATTGCACAACTGAATGTTATTGGTGAAGAGAATACAACGATTGAAACATTCTCTGAGTTGGTGCTGACTGATAAACTGACCGTTATTGGTGGTGCATCTAACCAGTTAGAATCAATCTTTGCTGGTCCTGTTACATTCCAAGGACTTACAACATTCACAAATAATATTCAAGCGAAGAAGATTTCTTATTACAACCAAGATGGTACTGTAATTAAGCAGACTCTTCTTGCACCTGAAGATGCTAATGGTCAACCTAGTTTTGCCAATATCACGGGTTATACTACACCTGCTGATGGTGATCTTGTTTATAATATCAACTGGACTCCTGGTAAATCTTTAGGTTGGATCTACTATGCTGGTGTTTGGAAAGAATTTGGTCTCACAGATACTGGAGATATCGATATTGCTACATTTAGTAATGAGCAGCATATTGGTATTGGTACTGCTGCTGTTGCTGGATTTAGAGTTGGTGTTTTAGGTAATGCTAAAGTTGATGGTGACTTAGTTGTTACTGGTAGAGGTGGTGTTGGTGCTGATAAGTATATTACCAAAACATATACTGGAGACGGTACAACTCTTACATTTGCAGTCACTACTTATGGCGGTGGTATTCAGCACTCTGATGATTCTCTATTAGTATCATTAAATGGTGTTGTACAGATTGCAGGTACAAACTACACTGTTGATTCTAACGGTGCTAATGTTGTGTTCAGTGCTGGTGATGCCCCATTATCTACTGATACTATTCACATTTTAGAACTGCCTATCTAAATAACTAAGGAGAAACTAGCACTGCCATGGCACTTTCAAAAATTAGTGGGAATCAGATTTCCACAACAACTCAAGCAATTATCAGTACGCTATCGTTTATTAACACTGATAGCGTCTTTAGATTGCCTGCGGGAACAACTGCACAACAACCAACAGGTGTTTCTGTTGGTACTTTACGATTCAATACTGATTTAGATTCAGCAGAGATTTATAAAGCAGATGCTGGCACTGGCAGCGCAGGATGGGCACCTGTTGCAGGTGGTGGTCCTTCATTAGGTGAAAATAGTATTGTTAGAACTAATGCCAATACAATTTCAGAAAACTTAACTGTTGGTCCTACAGCAGGTGGTGAGTTTGCAAATGGAATGTCGGCAGGTCCAATTACTATTGCAAGTGGATTTACGGTTACTATTGAAAGCGGTGGAGCATGGAGTGTTAGATAATGGGAGTATTAAACGTTGGCAGTCTCCAAGGAAATTTTCCAAACTATCGAATTACCTTAAGTAAAGATAGTGAACTAGATATTGCTAGTCAGTTATTACTGACCAATCAAACATATGTTCCTCTTCCTGCAAATACTACTGATGGATTTGCATCAACTGCTGGTGGACCTAGAGGATATGTTCAAGGTCAATTGAGATATAATACTACTACTCAAAAACCAGAACTATATGATGGTATTAACTGGATTGAGAAGGATTAGTAAATAATGAGTAAATTATCCGTAAGCGGTTTAAGTGGGATACCTGAGACTCTGAATCAGATAACAATTCCTGCTGGCAATATTTTAGATGTTGAAGGTCATGTATTTAATACAAGTACTAGTGCATTTCAGTTACCTGCTGGTACTACTGCACAACGACCTGCTAGTCCATCTGCTGGATATATGAGATGGAATACTTCTGATTTGAAGATTGAGATTTATAATGGATCATCCTGGACTCAATACACGGTCCAAGGTGCTGGTGGAACAGTATCTAATTTAGGTCAAAGTTCTGCAACTGCTGCAACTTCTGCTTCTGCTATTCTTGCTGTAAATCCTGGAGCACCTGATGGTGTTTATTGGATAAATCACGGTAGTGGTGCATATCAAACGTATTGTTTAATGGAAGCAGGAGGATTTATGATGGTAGGTAAAATTCCTGAGTCTCCTGACGATACTAGCAATCCTTGGTCATATAGTGGTGCTAGATGGTCACAGCAATCTACTACTAACGAGGCACAATGCCAGACCACTGGTGGTGGAGATGCCTTAAATAGAGGGTACTACGGTTATACTTTGCAGGAAGGATTTATCCTTGCTATGGGTGACTATCGTAATTGGTTATATCCAAAATCAATTCCTATGACAGGAGTTACTGCTAGAGGTGCCTTTACTGGAGGACAAACTAACATATCTTCAGTTGATAGAGAGAATTTTTTAAGTTGGATTGGCAACACTGGTATCAGCAGAAATAATTGGGATAATCAACCGCATTGTAATAGAATTGGTTTTAATCGAACTGATTCTAGTAGTACAGGGATGAGATTTGGTATCACTATGAACAATGAGAACGAGTGTAACTCTAACGACTCTGCAATTGGGTTTGGATGTTATACAAATAATCAAAGTACTAGTGGTGATAGAAACTGTGCTGCTGGCGGATTCCGTTGGAGTGGTACTGTCCGTTATCCAAAAAATGGTTGGATTTTTGTAAAGTAAGGAGAACTATGAGTACTATTAGAGTAGACGAACTTAGAGCATTATCAGATAATGATTTTTCTATTAATGTAAGTCCCAATGATAACTTTGAAATTCAAGGAACTATTGAGTTTGACTCTGGTGCATCTTTTTCTGTACCTGTAGGAACAACTGCCGAAAGACCAGCATCACCTGTGGGAGGTATGTTGCGATACAATACTACACTTGGACGTCTTGAGTTTTATGATGGAACTGTTTGGCAAAACTTTATTGGTTCTACTTCTGCACCAAACGGATCTAGTGAAGCACTTGCAGTTGCTTCAGTGCAAGGATTATATGATGCTGGGCAAGTAACAGATGGATTATACTGGATTAACTTTGATGGTACTGCTAGACAGTATTTTGTGCCATTGAACAGTCATCCATACTATATTATGATGGGTAACTGGGGTGGCGGTGCATCAAGGTTTCTTCAAAATGCTGGTTCTCTAAGTGGTAATCAACTGAATGGTGTTGGTGATAACACTCCTACGGGAAACTGGACAAACAATGGTACTTATGGATATTATAGAAATACTGGTGGAAGTGACTTTAAGTACGCTACAATGGATGCCAGGGGTATACAATATCGTTATGTGAAGATGAGATTTAATCTCTATAACTATAATTCTAATGATGGTGTTAATGGTAGAAACTTCTTAGGTATCACTTCTGGTGTTGGTGATGGTATGACAATTATGAGAGATAATAGTGCTGTAGGTGATGCCCAGCATATCTTTACCTATTATTGTGCTATCTCTAATAATGATGGTAATGGTTGTCCTTCTGCAACTCCAACATTTCCCTCACATGTACGGGTAGGAGGTAATCCTGGTGGATTTATGGGTAGTAGATTCAACTGCTTCTCTAGAGAAGGTAGCGGTTATACTTCAGAATATGTTAGAAACTTTACTCCAGAGGGTGGAGACAGTGGTGGTGGCACTGTACCTAATGCCTTTACTGGTGATGCTTGGTATGAAGTAGACCTAGGAGTTAACTATCCCCATAATATACATTGTGTCATTCATTCCGATCAAGATAGTGGTAATGAGGACACCTATATAAAACGAGGAGTTGTGCTCGTTCGTCCTGCATAAATAATACGAAGGAAACAGAACCGTAATGTCTCAATTAAATGTTGACAGATTAATATCCTTAGGTGGAGGTGGTGGTACTGCCTCCATTCAATTAGAGTCTAGTGGTAACTTTAATTTTGACACTGGTACTTTGTATGTTGATAGTACTAGTAATGAGGTGGGGATTGGTACTACTAATCCAAGAGCATCTTTAGACATTGCTACTACTGATGGTATTATCATACCAGTAGGAACAACTGCTCAAAGACCATCATCACCAATTGAAGGTATATTTAGATATAACTCAACAGACCGAACATTTGAAGGTTATGCTTTTAATGAAGGTACTAATGCTGTAGAATGGGGACCAATTGCTGGTGCTGGTGGTGGAACACCTGATCAATCTACAGACAGATATAGTCTTGACTATTCTAAGGGTGCTATATTAAAATCTGACGGAACTAATGCTTATTGGGAAATTGCTGGTCAGGCAACTGAATGGAGCATGGCAAGAATTTGGACGCATGGATATGTTGGTGGGGGTTATCAAAGTGGTAGTCCCTGGAATAATGTAAACCGTACTGTTCACGCTACAGATACATCAACAAACCTTGGCAATACTTTAGATAGGTCTGGTGCTTACATGGCAGGATCTTTCTCAGATAATCGTCACTGGTTCCACTCAATGGAGAACACTTATAGAGGTTCTTCTAACTATACGTCTGGATTCAGTATGACATCTGAGTCGGGTATTACACACCAGAATTCCTGGGATATGACTGTTAGTAGAGGTTCGATGGGTTCATTCCAAGATTATGAATTCCAAGGAGGTTATTCATATTTAATTGGTGGTGGTAATGCTAGAACTGATGCGATGAATCTCAAAACTGAGGTTATGAGAACATCAGGATTTCCTCCTAATCATGCTGATGGAGGTGAAGATCCTTCATGGGGTGGTAACGCAAGACTAAAAGGTTGGTATAAGAGAGCTGGTACTCGTCAAGCATTAATTTGGAATACTGAATCCTGGCAGAACTGGACACAAGGACCAGGTGGTGACGGATGGAAGAAGATTTTAGGCACAATGTTAGGTCACATGTATGTGGGCACTGGCAATAATAATCAGAATGGTAACCAGAGAGTTGATGATTCGAGTGGTGTTCAGGTAGGAGGTTTGAACTTTGGTAACATGGGAGAGGAAAACTTCCAGATTGGTATGAGAAAAGGTTATTGCTTAGGTAACTACAATGGTTCTCAGAACAATAATACTTTCAAAGTGAACTATGCTACTGATGCATATAATAACCTCGGAGGTTCTTCACCTCCATCAGGTCATGGTGGCATGAGTTCTGCTCACTGTTCATCTGCATCTGCTATCTCAGGTGTTGATGGTGCTGGAGCAGTTCAGTATGATTACGGTACAAATATTCCTAACTACTAATGAATAATCAAAACGACGTTATTGTTATCGACCTAGAAAAGTTTCCTCATGTAGATGATTGGGGAACGAAACTTGGTGGTCATCTGGGATTAGAATATTTTTACTTAGCAGATGAATATTTTGATTATATCCCCCAGTATGTAAACTATCTGCGTTTTCCTTCAAAGGAAGGGACTTTAGGTTCAAAGTATTGGGGTGAGGCAAGGTCTGCAAGATCTGAATATGGTGAAAATGAAGAAGGAACAACACAAAAAGATAGAGTTAGCGTTGATAATGAATTAGTCAGAACATACACTATTCCCTTCATGAAGAAGGTGATGCGTCTTAAAGTACAAGAGATTTTTGAAAAAAGATATAACGAACTACGCACTAAATACAGTGTATTAGAAGATGCAACCTGGCAAGATCAGTTAGCAGAATCTAATGCATATCTTGAAGATGAGACTACTGCTGTCACATTGATCAATAGATTAGCAGAGATTAGAGGATTGACAACCAAAGAGTTTGCTACTATAGTGGTAGGGAAACACACTGATTGGAAAACCAAATTACATGATCTTGCTGTGCAAGAACAAACCATCCTTATTAAAATCAAAGAGTGCTTTAACGTTGCTGACGCAAATGTTTTTCTTGAAGATTACTTTGGCATTGAAATGTCAAATCAACAATGTTTAGAATTTAGTAGATGTGAAAAAAATGATGAAACAGGACTCATTACAAGAAAAGAACCCTTCGTCTACGGACTCAGGTTCTAATCATCCAAATCTTCCTATCAGTCAAACACTGGAAGATCTGAAAAATATTGCTCCCTGGGAAGTTGAAGAGTCCGATGTTGCATTGATGCAGTGGGCAGATCAAGTTCCATTTGGGCAAAGTGAATTTCAAAATCGATATTATGTAATCAATTCACAGATAACTCCATGGAGACAATTGCGTCAAGCAATTATGGAGTTGCAAGCACGAACAAATAGTCTACAAAAGATTACAGTACAGTATAGACGTAATCTTAATGACATTGCTCGTCTTAAAAGTGAGATTGCAGAGGAAGAAGATCCATTTCAAAAAACTGATCTTGAGTGTCAACTAGAAATTTGCAAACTTGATACACAAGTATGGATGAATAAAATCCGTCAGTGTAAAGAAGAAACTGATGGCATTATGTCTATCATCAAAGAACGCACTGACTGCGATGATTTGGATAGTGTTATTGCTACATTTGAAGACCCTGCTATTATTGAAGCAGAAGAGCATAAGTACTGGATTGCTCGTATGGCAAAGCAGTGTGCTATTGACTTGCTAACTACTGGTAGAGTTCAATCAGGTAACTTGGAAAGTATGCTGATGATGAAACCTGAAGATCAAGCAGCAATCACTGATCTTGCTCTTACTTATTCTACTGCGATGAATCATTCCATTGGAAAGTTCAAAGAAATTGCAGAAGATAAAGTAGAAAATATGCTGTCAGGTCGCGGACCTGAAATGTTTGATACCTCTGGAATATTCACTGATTATGCAACAAACAATATCACAAACCGCAGTCTTCAGTCTGCCGATCAACCCCAAACTTGATCCAGAGTATATTGGGGAGAGTCTTATTCCTTTCCTCAATAAACATAAGCATTTAATTTACGATTTATATTTTACATCTAGAATGCCTCCATTTGTGCAAGATGCAATGGGGGATGTTTTTCGTACAACAAAAAATGCACAGAGTGCTGCAAAAAACTCACTGTATATTATGCAGGAGACAGGTATTCCTCTGTCTGCTACATTTAACAATCTATGGGTAAGACCTGATCAGAATAATTTAACTCTATGGATTCAGAACTTTAAGTTTCTGTATGATGCTGGTGTTAGGACTGTTACTTTGCCTCATACATCTTGGGTGATGACAGGACAAATCCAGAAAGAATATCCTGACTTAAAGATTAAGAATACTATTCTTCGTGAGGTAGTCAAACCTAACGAGATTGTCACTCTTGCTAGTGCTGGATTTCATTATATTAACTTGGATCGTGATATTATGAGGGACCAAGATGCCTTGGTTCGTATCATGGACGCGAAGAAGTACTGTGCAGAGAAAGGAACTCCTGTGGAGTTTTCATTGTTAGCTAATGAGCATTGTTGGGGTGGTTGTCCTATCATGCCAGAGCATTATCAATACAATAGCACACGTCAGGGCACAGAACCTCAGTATTTTAACAGCGAGATTAGTCGTATTTCATGTTCACGATGGGATGAATATGATTCTGCAACAGAACTTAAGCGTGCTAATATACCGCCCTGGAGAGACGATTGGCAATGGTTTTTAGATAATGGCATAGATGTATTCAAACTGCACGGCAGAGAGGATGCTATGCGTCTTAGAGAGTCGATGGATATCATCGAACGATGGGACAATGGTGATGAGTTGATGTTTCCTGATTTTGAAAAGTACATGCAGGATGTTGATATGCCTGATGCACCAATTAATATCTGGAGACAGAAGATTAAGACATGTAAGTTTGATTGTTGGGATTGCAACTATTGTGAGTCTGTGATACAATCTAAATTAAAGAAGCAGAATCGTACAATGAATCCTCTTGTAGAAAGAGTTATTAGTGCCATCGATGGTGCCGTTGATAATAACTCAAACTTTGATCCTACTGATTATGATATTGTTGGTTTATCCTCTAACAAAGTAAGACATTTCCTCAACAATCTTCTTAGTGAGCGTGGCACAGTATATGCTGATGTTGGTTGTTACATGGGTAGCACACTATTTGCTGCTATCATGGGTAATACTGCTGTAAAAGCATACGCTATCGATGACTTTTCAGACTCTACAGTAAAACCAATGCGTAAGGAACTTCAAGAAGACTTTGAGGTTGATAATCCTGCTGAAATATTTGTACAAAACTATGAGAAGTGGCAGAATCCAAATGCTGCTGTTGGATTAGTTGTTAAACCTATCTCTCAGGTAGTATTCAATCCAGAGTTTCCTCCTCAGGTTCTATTCTATGATGCTGAGAATGATCCTAAACGAATGCAACCAAATCTAGAGTATCTTCACAATCAATGTGCTGACTCTTATATTCTTGTTGTTGATGATGCAAACTTTGAAGGAGTTGTATCATGTACTGATGCGTTCTTAAGTGATAAGAATGTTATTTACAAGAGATTGATCACAACTGAGACGCCTGAAGATGCTAACGATTGGTGGAATGGTTTGTATATTGTAGTGATTGAGAAGTAATGGAAATAATTGATGAGTTCTTAACTCCATCAGAGTTTGGGCATATTAAACAATCCATGCTAGGTTCATTCTTCCCTTGGACTGTCTCTAAGATTGTTGATGATACTACCAACAATCACAATAGAAATGTGCAAATGGTTCATATGTTTTATGACCGACATGCTCCAGTTGATAATAGTGTTGAGTTGTTATATCCTGTACTACAAAAACTACAACCATGTGCATTGTTAAAGATAAAGGCAAACTTTTTAGTTGGTGTAGATAATATTATTGAGCATGGGTTTCATAATGACGTTTTAGATGCTGATGATCGTCCATATCTAAAGACATCTGTGCTTTATATGAACACCTGTAATGGTTACACACTGCTTGAAGATGGCACTAAAGTTGAATCAGTAGCAAACAGATTGGTAACATTTCCTAATAGCACAAAGCACACGGGAACAACTACAACTGACTCAGAATATCGGATGGTAATTAACTTTAACTATGTTTAGTGTGCCAGTTGAAACAAGTGTCACAGAGGGGTTGCGACCCCTCTTTTTTTATGCTATATTACATAGGTAAACAAATGACAGGATCATGCCTCAATTCACTCTGATCTGCACTGACGAAGATTCAACGGTAACAACTAAAGAGTTTGAAGCAACTATCCTAGAAGACGTTGTGGACAAAACAGAAGACTTTTTGAAGGGTGTTGGTTATTGCTTTGAACAACTACGCACACAAGTGTACCCTATCCCCGAAGTTGACGAGATTCGTTCAATTTACAAGGATGTAGACTGATACATATTAATGTAATTTATCATTGATCACTTCATTACAATGGGTAAAACTTTTCGGCGTGGCGGAAGCGAGCGAGGATACTATTCTCCTGGCAAATCAATCCGTGATAAGCGAGCAAAAGGCGGCACTAATCGTTCACCAAGATCAGAAGAAAACTATGACGATTTCCAATCCAAAGGAAACAAAAAAGGAAGACGGTTTAATCCTGAACTCGACAATGATTCTGGATGGTACTGAAACTGATGTGGACGAATTAGAGTTCGATGATTACTCTGAGATAGATTATGATCTTGATTTCACCGTACAGTATTAATTCTATGGACTTTGATAACGAATCACAAAACATTAAGTTCAATCGAGGACTTGATTTGTTCATGGAATCTGTATTGAAACCAGACAGTAAATTGCGTGAGTGTGCTCACAATCAAAAATGTTACACCGAACTGATGTATGTCCGTTCCTATGTTCTTGACTATCTAAAAACTCTAAGACGAGACGACTAATGCAATTTTTACACTCACCAATCCTTGACAAGGATGAGAAGATGGTTCTAAAAGATGCGTTGATTATGTATGTCTCTGATATACAGAAACGGTTTTATGCTGATGGTGCAATTCCTGAAGACGTGTATCTAAGTAAGATGAAACACATAAAAGAAATAGTTGACACATTACATTTGAGTGAGTTGTATCGCCAATGACTATTGAAATGTTCTGTCCTATGTGGTATTACCGTGGGACAGTTTCTGATGAGAAGCAAACATCTATCAAAGATTTGTTTGCTGAGTTCTTATCAACTGAGGATAACTTTAGAGAACCAAATGAGTGGAACTGTACTGTAAAAAGTTCATTCAATAATCCAAGAAACACCACTGCTCCTTGGACAGAGTTTCTGTCACTAATCAGTGAGCAGATTGATGAGTTCATGGATGAAATGTCTCCAGTTGTTGATGTGTCGTTAATACCTAAAGAGGCATGGGTTAATAAGTATCCAAAAGGTGGGTTTCAAGAGTATCACGATCACTCTGTGCCTAATTGTAACTTAAGTATGGTTTATTTCTTTAGAGAATTTGACGATACTGTTTTTAGGTTCTATAATAATGAGGATTCTAAATACAAAACATCAGGATTAAAGCAGTTGTTCACTATTCCCAGTGCAAATACAATTGTTCCTAATGCGAATCAAGGTGATATTATGATCTTCCCATCATTCTATCCTCACTATGTGTGTCCTAATCGTAATGATGAAGAAAGGATTACATTTTCTGCTAACTTCCTTGTGACACCTCAAGAACCTACACAAGGTTCTCCCCAAACTCCCTAATCTATGCAATACTAATAATGTTGGAAAAAGAAATCCGCCTATTGAACAAAGTCATCAAGAAAGGCGAAAGTGGTGAAGTCAGATATTCTGACGATGAACTGCACAGACTCAAGCAAAAACGTCGCCAGTTGAAAAACTGGAAACAATCAGCAATCACTTCACAAAACAATGGATTCGGTCAGTATGTACGATGAAGACTTCAACGTCTCTTGGAGAGAGAACGATCAGGTACAACTTCAAGAAGATGAATGGATCTCTTCAGTATTAGGAACTGAAGAAGAAGCAATCTGTGATGTATTATCAGAACTATGATTGGATTAAGAGTTAGGGTTAGACCCAAAAGCAGAGATGCTAAGCAAAAGTTTATCTATGACCTGAAACGATGTGATATAATGTATGTCACTGATCGTAAACGCTTGTGGCATCTATTTAATCCTAACTCTGGTATGAGTCTTTATGTTCACCCTACAGATGATCCTAACTGGGAAATTATTCGATGAAAAAAGATTATGATCGTTGGCGTATTCTCTGGAAGAAGGAGAAGAAACCAGGATTTTTTGCAACCCAAGAAGTTATAGTCTATGGAATGCACAATGTTGAATATGTAATCGACAATCTTGTGCCAGAAAATGTAAATTGGGATGTCCTCCCCGCGTGACAGTCACCGAACTGGAGCAGCACCCTTGACGGGGTGCTTTTTTCATGCAATACTGTATACAGGTCAAACAAAGCAATGCCTCTCACCGCTGAACAAGGATTCAAAACCCGCGAAGAATACTCTACTATTAAAGAGAAGGAAGTTTGTGATGCTCACGGTCTGACACAAGTTGGAGGTTCACGCACTAAAATTGATGGCACTGATGGTGTCAACAATAAGAGCATCAAGAACATGTCAGGATCTTCTACACAGGTTCACCTCACAACACAGAAACATTTCATCAAGATGTTGAACATCAGTGGTGATGCTGCTGAGTTCATTGCACATTTCTGTGGTAGTGTAGGTTATAACTACAACGGCAAAGATCGTCGTACTATCAAACAGATTGATACAGTACAGGTTGATGCTTTCAAAGAGTTCCTTAATACAAACAAGGCAGAGGTTGTCGATCTTATTATTCGCAATGG